AAAGAAATGCTCAAAAATTTTTCAGAAAGTCTTGATAGAGAGTTTGAATATTTAGATGAAAAGATAACAGAAATTACTGATAATCCAGAGGGTGATTATAAACCAGAAGCTATAGAAGATTTGATTGAGTTAATGGTTGACCGTGCGAAAGATGATGTAATAGGTACTATGAAAGAATATGATTTAGAAATGGAAAATTATATTGATAAAGATGAAGTTGTTCGTTTGGTTCTCAGAAATGATGGTTTAGAAACTATGTCAAGTTATGATGGTCAAGTGAATGAAGAAATTGTTGATGGTACGGTTTTCTACATAATTCGTGTTGAATAAAAAAAAAATATATGCTATATTTTATTAATGAGCAGAAAAAAACAACATTTTAAACTTAAACCAGATTGGATGTTTTCTCAACCAATCGATTTTGAGTTTAACAAGTATACACTTTTGGATTACATACAAAAATGCGAGACCAGTTTTGATAATTTTAAAATTTATCCCGACTTCGTTGAAGTTTCTCTGCATTTGGCAAATTTGCAATCTTTGATGAAAGAAAGAACTCTATTACTTACTAATAAAAAATTTGAACACCCTGATGATGAAATTTTAGTAAAAGAATTGTACCCAAAAAGGATTACAGGTTTGACCGAAGATGAATTTGTTGAAATTGAAAAAACAATTATGTATTCAGGAAATAGATTATTGGATACTTTCAACATTGGTAAATCAATTTGGTCAATAGTATATGAATCCACAGCAATCAATTTGAAAAAAAACAAAAAAACTTTGAACTCTGGGAGAGGTTTTGTTTATTTGCCAATTAAAGATGATAAAAAAGTTTTAGTTTGGGAATTTTTTTTAAAAAAATATAAAGGTGATACAAAAATGTATTTGAAACTCATCTGGGAAGGAGACCCACAAGGATTAAAGATTTTTGACATATGTTTAGAAAAAACAACTTGGTTGGACCAAGAAATTTATAAATTACCAATGTTCGAAGTCATAAGTAATAATAAATTTCCATTGGAAGAAACTCTAATACCTATAATTAAACGAAAAGTTTTTGGGTACATATACCAAACGGTACCTACCAAAGAAATTTTACATTTTGATAGTTCCAAATTAATTTCTTAAATTTGTTCCATGGGATTCACAAAACGATTTATTAGCAAAGAAGAAACAAAAACAAATCTTATTAACAAATCAATTTCATCTCTTTTCAAAAAAGGAGACGTTTTTGTTTTTTATGACGATTTGTCTCTTAGAGTTTATGAAAGTTACCTTTTAGGTTTGACAGACCAAGAATTATTTAATATGTTTGAAAAAGAAATAATAAATTAATTATGAAATGCATCAAAGCCCTCCGGGACAACAACAGTTATAAAAAGGATTACATTACCCGAGTTGAAAATAAAGAAGCAGATTTAAAAGTTTCAACTGGATATTGGACATTTATCCCTAAATTGGAATGGAAGATTGAAACTCGTGGTGAGACAATTTCTGCACCACCAAAAACTTCCACCAAAAAAAACAAAACAAAAAAACAGAAATGATGGAAGTTGACCAGCAAACCCTGAAAATCTTGTTAGACAAATTGAATCGTCCAGTCCATATAAGTTACATTGCTAGATATATTTTGAAGCAGGAGGTTGATTTGACTATGAAAGTGATTAATCAATTGATTGCTCAAGGTCAAGTTGAAGAAAGTCAATCCGGAAAGGAGTATTATGTTCGTAAGTCAAGCTAGTATTTTCAATAAACATCATTGGGCTTTTTCTCTCAGAGTATTCAAATTACCAGTATTTGCATTTCAACTTTCAAAAGAATCTTTTTGGTTTAGAATTTTTGGTCATGGTTTGTCAGCAACATCTAAACCTTTGTTTAGTGTTAGAAACGGGTATAAAAAATATTTGAAACTGGGTAAATTTTATTTTGTATTTTTATGAAGATTAAATTAGAATATGTATGGCTTGACGGTTATTCCCCGGAGCCTAATCTTAGAAGTAAGGTTAAAGTAATAGACACACCTCACCAGGAAGGTAGAATTACCTTGGATGATTGCCCTGAGTGGAGCTTCGATGGTTCGTCAACGCGACAAGCTGAAGGCAAGTTTTCTGACTGCATTTTGAAACCGGTGAGAGTTTATGAAAATATCCTTAACAAAGGGTATTTGAAATCATACTTTGTTTTGTGTGAGGTTATGAACCCTGATGGTACGCCTCACATTACCAACACCAGAGCAAATGTGGGTGAAGAAGAAGTAGGTCTTTGGTTCGGTTTTGAGCAAGAGTATACCATCTACCAAAACGGTAGACCTCTAGGATTTCCCAAGAACGGTTATCCCGAACCCCAGGGCAAATACTACTGCGGTGTGGGCAACGGACAGGTTCACGGACGAGAGTTTGTTGACAATCACATGGAGATGTGCATCAAAGCTGGAATTGAAATCACCGGAACCAACGCAGAAGTGTTGCTAGGTCAGTGGGAGTTCCAGGTTTTCAGCAAAGGAAAACTCAAAGCTGGTGATGACCTTTGGATGGCTCGTTATATTCTCCTGCAGATGAGCGAAGAGTACGGATTCAAAATCGAATTCCACCCCAAACCAGTACAAGGTGATTGGAATGGTTCTGGACTTCACTGCAACTTCTCTAATGATAGAATGCGTGAAGAGGGGGGTGAAGAATACTTCAATAACATCTTCCGTTCTTTTGATGTGCGTCACCAAGAACACATCCAAAACTATGGTTCGGAAAACAACCTTCGTTTAACTGGTAAACATGAAACGCAATCCATTGACACATTCAGTTGGGGTGTTTCGGACCGTGGTGCTTCAATCCGTGTTCCACTAGCTACTTCTAAGGAATGGAAAGGATATGTTGAAGACCGTCGTCCAGCATCGAATGGTGACCCTTATAAGATTGTTCGTGTAATTGCTGAGGCTTTGGACTTTGCTCTGCAGTTGGACAAAATAAATCACACAATAAACAGCAAGATTGATGTTGAAAAAGCTAAGGAAATGCTTGCTTTTCTTGGTATTAACTACAATTTAGATAACCGTCATGATTACGACGAAGAAGAGCGTACCATTGATAATATTGGAAAGGAATAATGAGTAAACCTTATATTCAACAACATTTAACCTATACAGAAGACGGTAGGTTGATGGACGAGACCGGACAAGCGGTCATGATGGAATGGGAACGTCCCATAATGGCACAAGCCGCTGAGGTTATCTGCAGAAAAGGTGGTAGAGTATTGAACGTAGGTTTTGGTATGGGTATTATCGATACCGAAATTGAGAAGTATGAAATTCAAGAACATTGGATTATTGAACCTCACTTGGATGTGTTTACCAAGATGATGAATGATGGTTGGCATTTGAAACCCCATGTGAGAATCCTGCATGGTGACTGGCAGTGGTTTATGAAATACCTTCCAGAGTTTGATGGGGTTTACATTGACACCTGGAACGAGGAGATTTATGATTTTCTTCGCAACTCACCAGCATTTTTGAAAAAAGATGGTATTCTGTCGTTCTTCAACAATCCAAGAGCTGATGAGAAAGGTCTGCACATGACCCAGGAGCACTATGATATTTTAAACCCAATTTTCAATATTGAGTTTGAAACAATTCAACTTGAAGATATCGATGGACCTGAAATGCAAACTGCTGATGGTAGATACTATTGGCATCCCGATTGGAAAACCTATTACTGTCCCATTTTAACTTTGAAATAATATGTCTGAAAACAAAGGAAATTTTGAACTGAAAACTATTTTAAGGTCAGATGCTAAGAAAATGTCTGAAAACCAACAAAATTATGAATATGTAAATCACCCTAACCATTATGGAGGAGCATCGAATGTTTATGAAGTCATCAAGGTTATTGAAGCCCTTGAAATGGATTTTCATCTCGGCAACACTTTTAAGTACATTGCTAGAGCAGGAAAAAAAGAAACTGATAGAGAAATTCAAGATTTAAAGAAAGCTCTCTGGTATCTTCAACGAAAGATTGAACTACTGGAGTCCAAGAAATGATTGTCTATCTTCTGTGGGGGATTATTTTCGGGATGTTGTTTCATTTAGCCATGGTACAAACCGACCAGGATGTTGTATTCACTGAAGTATTATTAGTTATTCTGGGCTGGCCATTTTTTTTGGTTATGTTCATTTTGATGATTATTCAAGAGCTCAGAAAATAATTTTACCAAAAGTTTGGTGGATTGAAAATCTTGTTATAGGTTTGTCTTGTTGAATTATTAAAAAATCTAAACATGACCAGAACTCAACAAATTGATGTCGTTCGCAAACTCGTGGAAGACTACTGCAGCCGAGAGATGTATCTCACCCATGGTTTCACTCCATCGGATGATGAATACCAGCACATTCTTAACATCGCAGAAAGCGTTCTTTGCACCAAATGGAATGTCGGTTACCCAGGTGGAAGCTTCATTCAAGCTGTGGTGGATAACAACCTCCAACTTGCTTTCTCTCGTGCTGACTATATCAACCGAAAGTATATTCCCCTTTACATCGGTCTGATGCAATCAGTGTCTTGTCCCTCTGAACTAACCCTTGAAACCGAGTCTCATGCCTGAGTATACTGCTGAAATAGATATCAGTCCTGATGAGTTTATCAGTGATTGCTCCTCTAGTGAAATCAAAGAGATAATTGAAGCGCTCATTGAAGATGGGCATATCCAACCTCACCAAGTAATTGTTGATGGTCAAGTCACTAGAAACTATCTCGATGAAGAGTGGGATAATATCTGCGAGAAAATTCGCAAGTCACGTCTCGTGATGACTCAGAGCGATGAAGATACAATCCGACAAATCTTTAAAGGACTATGAGTCAATTTCAATGGTGGGGTTACCTTCATATTAACGGTAGCATCCAAGCCAAACGTTATTTTGACCAACAAGATATCGATGAAGCTCACACTAGTCCTTTCGTGGCCAGAGTACACGGGCCTTTCCCGGCAAAAAATAGGGATAATGCTCTGCAGATATTAGGGGAAGCTTTTTTCTAATGTGGTTTGTGTTTTTGTTTGAAAAGCCCTCACGTTGAAGTGGGGGTTTTTTGTTTAAAATATTTTTAATATATTTGTCCTATGAAACAGAAAGTAGAAGTTGACCCCGATAAGGTAATCAAAGTTCGACCCCGTATGGTTAAAACACCTAACCCTATGTTCCAGGGGTTTTTCTATGGTTGGATGTCTTTATATCTTTTATTGAAATTACTTGAAATAGTTTAGTATTATGATTGATAACCTGGAACTAATTAAACCTCTTCTGAACTTTGAAAAAGAGGGGGACTTTTACATGTTATACGTGTTCAAGAGAAAGAAAGACCAAACTACTGATAAAGCCTATCATCAGTCTGTTCGGACTATCAAAACGTATTGTATTGAAAGTGTTGAATATCTCGAATCACGTTACGAAGAAATTAAACAACTCTGCGAGATGTTCAAAGCACGAGCATACATCCATGTTCAGAAACAAAATCACCAAGATGTGTCTTTGGAGATGATGGTTGCTTTGGCTAATAAAATCCGTAACGGACAACTCAAACAACAACACTTATTTGATTCTGTTGTTGGTCAAGTCAAAACTTTGGAAAAACGATGGATTATTGATATCGATGGAATATCAATTGATGGTTTTGCTCATGCCCCTTTCTACCAGGAAATGCGTCGGTATATTAGTGAACTGCAGAATGAAACTGGTAAGGA